ATAACTCTCTCATACTCTTGCCAAAGCCTCCCCATGTCAATGATGCTGTCCCACTCGCAGGCAGTTGTACCATAAGGCAAATCGCAAAGGATCATATCAACCGACTTCGATGGAATTGATGGCATCAGGTCAAGGCAATCGCCAAGGTGGATTTTGTTTTCTTCTAGCATTTATCCCCCATGTGCAATAAAGGTTCATGATTTGCCAGTCTCTCAAGACTCTTGCGATGATAAGTCTCATCCCTTTCAATGCAGATAAACCGGCGATTGGTATTCATGCACGCAATGGCTGTTGTACCGCTACCAGAGCAGTTATCCAAGACTAGCTCACCTTCGTTTGTATAGGTTCTGATTAGGTATTCAAACAACGCCAGTGGCTTCTGTGTTGGATGGATTGAGTGATTGTTTCCATTTGAAAACTTGATGATGTCAATAGGATGCCTAGTTTCTTCATACTGTCTAATCTGTGCAATATCATTGATATTGATAGATCCAGATCTTGCTCCTCCCTTATCACTTCTTGAATAAGGCTTGAATCCCTCCCTCATTTGTGGATTGTATGTTGGAAGTTTCTTATAAAAAATCAATACATCTTCATGCTGAGCTAAAGGCATTTTATTTGCATGTACAAACCGATAAGGCATTGTCTTCTCCCAAATCCATTTATATCTAAAAAGGGATGGATTGCTTGACCAAAGTTTGAAAGTAAATACTGAGTTGGCCGTCAAAACGATAGCGCCGTTATCCTTAATCACTCTCTCATACTCTTGCCAAAGCCTGCTCATGTCAATAATGGAATCCCATTCGCAAGCGGTTGTACCATAAGGCAAATCGCATAAGATCATATCAACTGATTTGCTGGGAATGGATGGCATCAGATCAAGGCAGTCTCCCAAGTGAATTGTGTTTTCTTTTAGCATTAGTGGCTCCTCATCATTTTTATATGTGAGCTCACTTGATTCAGCTTACTCTTGACCGTGGGGGAGGCTGGAGGAATTGGCTTATCTGGCTGGATTTCGCTATCTCTCCAGCGCCAATTTATGACGTCATATCTTAGAGCGTCTAGAGGATCCTCCTTCCCGTCTTTCTTTGGTGTCTCTTTACCATCCCAAGCGTAAGACAAGATTGCTTTTCTGAATGAATTGCCTTGAGCAGATCCACCTCTATCCCAAACTTCTTTAGAGCATAAAATCTTGCGTTGATGGATCAAGCGTTTAACTCTTTGCACGCCGTTTAAGATGTCCGTTCGTATTGGATCAGTGCACCATCTAAATGCAATTCCTATGCCTCCTTGAGCTGGAGATTTAGCTAGCTCATGGAATGCAGATAGTGCGGTTCGATCTGATCTAGCGGATCCGGCTTTATCACCAGATGCACCATCAAGCAAAATGCGGTTGGGGTAGTGTTTGGCTAGATCTCTAGGAGCAGCAATCTTGAGGATTTCTTTGGCAAGCTCTGAAAGCGTGATTTCTTGAGGATTGATTTCAGCACATATCACATCAGCTTCTAAAGTTGGATCATGCGCTAAGATCAAAACTGAAGGCTTTCTAAAACCAAAGTCAATGACAAGCCTTGATGACATAGATGGATGATATCGCCAATTGTCAATGATGTGGCCTAGTGTCCATTCAGAATAAATCACGCCTTGAGGTGGTCTAGGTTGATTTTCAACCATTGCCAGCCGTTCAGACTCTGGCAAATTCTTGACGGCGTCAAACCAAGCCTCTGACAAGTTGGCTTTATTCACATGGCTAGCATAGAAGATTGGCGTGCATCCAGCTTTCTCAGCAAAGTCGACCCACCAAGCTCCCCAAACGGGCAAGCCTACCATGATCATCTTAGGTGATGGACCAGATCTAAGACGGCCAAGAGTTTTCTGCGCTACTTCTTCAGATAAAGTTTGACATTCATCAATCAACGCAAGACCTGAAGTTATGTTTAGGCCTTCCAATGGATTATGTGTAGCGTCTCTTGTGCCTGGTCTAAAATAAGATCTGCACCAAACGACATGACCATTTGGAGCCGTCCACTTGCCTTCTTGCTGGTGGTATATCCAGCCATAAGGCACAAGCCACTTTTCAATTTCCGGACCTAAGACCGATCGATAGCGTGGCGCTGTGTCGGTGATCAAAAGAGATGACTTGTTTGGATGGATGCTTGACCATGTCCACAAGGCAAACACAAGCGCCGAAGTCTTACCACTACCCCAGCCAGCTCTAACGGCAATAAATGGATCATGAGAATAGATCAGCTTATCAATCAGATCGATCTGCAAGGGATTAAGTTTGAGCTCAATATCAGTCTTCTTCATCTTCGATTTCTTCTGGCAATTCGTGCGTTACTTGTATGACTTGAGCATGCTTCTCTTTTTGTACCTGCTGGATCACATTGATGATCACCTTTGAGTCATCCGATTTTGTATTCATATCAATCGTTGACTTCTCTCCAAACTCTGATGGAAACTTACGAGCAAGCAACCATTGAGATGCACGCACATCGGTTTCAGAATGGCGCTGAATGTTTTGAAGGTGCTTGAGCTTAAGAGAGATTTCAGCTCGCTTGATGTCTGCCACCAATTCAGCATCTGCCTTCATCCAGCTGTGCCAAGTTGGGTAGGGAATGCCAACGATAGATAAGGCATCAGTTTGAGAGAGGCCTTGAGATATAAGCTCAAGCACTTGCTCGGTTGATACAAGCCTTTTCTTTTTGGCGATTTCAGCTCGATCTTCTTCTGGCTTTTTCGTTAGTGCATTGCTATTTTTGCCGGCCTTAGAATCAACTGTATCAATTTTTATAGCTGCTTTAGTCTTTGCCATGATCATTCTCCAAAAAGTAGAGCGGGGACATACCTGTCTTTTCTGCAAGTATTTTGGCTAATTGATAGCTAGATTGATTTTTGCCTCTTAGAACATTGATAATAGTGGTTTCATGATAGCCGATTTCTCTAGCCAAATCCTTAATGTTCATCCCAGTTTTCTCTTTAACGAGTTTAGTCTTTTCGTTCATGGCTATGATCTAGCTCCCTGATGATTTTAGTAGTGATCTTCTCAATAGCATCATCATCATCAATAGACAAAACTTGATCAATCTCAGACTTGTTGAGACCGTCAAGCATAAGCTTTTCAGCCAGCTTTGAAACTTTGATAGAGTGCCTATCACTGAAAGCGTCAAGAAGGCTGATCAATTTTGTTGACACATAGAGATTGAGGATTGATTTTCTATCTTTGATTTTCATAGAAAGATAATCTCACTTGCAAGGAGTTTGACATAAGTTTTTCCCTCATGTTGGTTGATCTGGATCTTGCCGATAACGGTGATCTTATCCCCCTTCTTGAGTTGAGTTGAGACGAGATTGGCAAGTTGTCCCCAGACTTCGCAATTAAACCAAGTAACTTGATCTTGATCTTTGTATCTCTCTGAATAGGCAACGGAGAAGGTGGCAAGATCTTTTTCACCGATCTTCTTCATTTGTGGATCACTGCCAGCGCGGCCAATTAAGTGCATTCTATTGAGCATTTTTTAAGACTCTCTTTGTGCGATGGAGATTATCCACCGCTGAAATGTAAAGTGTTTTGTAAAATTTATTTGCCAGCTTGATCAATTCTTTTTCTGGATCTTGAGCAGCTAAAACTTGTTTGCAATAACTGCGATTGCGAACGACCTTTAAAGAGATAGTCACCATTTTTTCAACAAGGTATCTCATTGAGATGGTTTTATTGTCTAGCATCAGATCAAAATACTCGTTTGTATATTCATAGTCATCGATACATACATCAAGCACGATATTTGATGTTGCTGAGCCGATGATAAAGCCAGTGTCTGAGCTCTGATAGGTGAAAGCTCCGGCGTTCTTGACTAAACAAATCGTCTTGAAAAAATTATGCAAAGAGACGGAATCGCCTTTGAAAGCGTCCATTGAAACATGCAATTTATAAACTGAAAATTCTCTCATTTTCTGGCCTTTAGTTGATCGTAAATTTCTTTGATCTGCTTGATGTTTTCATCATTTTTTTCTTTGGATAGATCTTTGATCTTAGCCTCAATCTCTTGCTCACTGGCAAATTGCCTTTCAAGATCCTCACCATGCTTTTTGATCATGTCTGAGAAGATGTCGCTGATGCAGATCTTCAAGGCGGTTGCGACATCTGGCGCCTCGATCTTAAACATGGCGTCTACAACTCCCTCAAGGCTGATGAGACGGTTGATTAAAGAAGTATTCAACATAATTTTCTCCTGTTGTGTGTGTTATATAAACACATGAAACGCAATTATTATATAATAATATATAATATTTTTTTAAGGAGAAGATGATGAAAATAGAAGTGAACGGCGGATTTGTTGAATTGATTGACCACATGGGGGATGATCTGGCAATTGTCAATGCTGCTCGCGTCTCTTATGCTGGAGAAAGTAAAGAATGGACCGGCAAAGATGAGAAACTTTTGCGATACCTTTGGGATCATAATCACTCATCCCCCTTTAGACATGGCAATCTCAAATTCAGAATTAAAGCGCCAATCTTTGTGCTTAGGCAGTGGATGAAACACCAAGTTGGCTGTGCGTGGAATGAGCAAAGTGCAAGATACACCGAGATCAAAGAGAGCTTTTTTTATCCTGAGCATTTCAGACTACAAGACGCTAAAAACAAACAATCATCATTTGGCCACCTAGATGATGATCAAGATATGGATGCACTGGCCTTACTGAGTGAGACCTATACAATCGCCTATTGCAATTATCAAAAGCTGCTTGAGTTGGGGGTATGTAGGGAGCAGGCTAGAATCGTTCTTCCAGTTGGCACCTATAGCGAATGCATTTGGTCTGCTAGTACTCAAGCGGTGATGCATTTTTTAAAGTTGCGAATGGATCATCATTCTCA